AGACTACCTCATTCATACTCAATACGGTAAGAACGTTTTTCTCTAAGATCTTTTGAAGAGCAGGAGATAATTTATCTGTTTCGAATTCAAGTTCTTTACCCGCATACAAACCATAGGTAACTATCCTACCTATGCCCACCAATTCCCGATAGGTTTTATATTCTTCTGTAATCTCCCCACTCTTTACTACAACTCCTTTACGAGGAACTCCCTCTTTTACTTGTTCAGGGATAATCAAACCCGATTTAGTTTGGTTTACCTCCTTTGGAGATAAAATAAGTACCCGGTTTTCTGTAGGGCATCCAGGTAATTCTTGATTAAATTTCTCAGCCACAAGAGGTGAGATAAATGTCATTGAATAATTCATATTCTAATACTGTTTTTAAAAGTTAGTAATTATTTATAGTTCAATGGGTTAACCCTTTCTTAGATTCGCATTAATAGTTCTTAATATATTCTCCCGACTCTCATAAGCTTTACATATAGCTATGAACTTATTTGCTTTTTCTACAGCTTTTAAGTATCTTTCATAAATGGAAGAATACTTCTTGTTAAGATTTGCCTTATGAGAAACATATTCGTTATTCCACCTTTCATTGGCATCCTTATAATATACCCAAGCATTGGAATAGGCTTCATCCTTTTCCCTTGCTAGTAAATCTCTTTCCTTTATATACTTATCTCTAAGAGAACAAAGAATATAATAACTAGAAGGGGATTCTCGTAGCTGAGAATTAATGATATTCTCATTGATAGACAATTCTTTTTGAATATCAATTTCTAGGGTCCTACCCTCAAATTTAACCTTTAGTTTTTTTAGCTCCGTCTTCATAAACTTCTAATAGGTTTTTAAAGTCTTCCTTACTAAATTCGCCTTTACTTATAGCATTAGATACTTGAGCAAAAGCCATTTGATAAGCTAAACTCATACCAGGCAATCTAAGAAGAGATTTATAGGGACTAATCTTATCTACTAAAGCTCTTAATCGTAAGTCGCATAAGTTATCAGTTCCCCCTCTATCTAATAATACTAAGAAAGCTGCCCAATAAATATGAGTAGCATCTTCATAAGCAAGTTTCCCATCCTCATCAGTGGCCATTACTTTAAAAGCCATATCCTCTAATGTAGTAAGATTAGTCTGTAATTGATGTAGTTGGGTCTTTACTCGATTGAATAACATCTTTTCTTGTCCACTTACCTTTAAATTCGTAGCATCCAGGTATTTAAACAGATTCTCAATAGAATAACCCAAACATCCTGCAATCATATAGGTAAGGGCAGTTAATTTACTCGCATTTTGATATTCCTCATTTGTTGCCATGGTTTCATAAATTTATTTTATTTATGTGGACATAGTATCCTCTTTCTTCACTTCTGTTGGTGATTTTGGATTTTCTTCATGATGTAAATATCTATTACATCCAGGACATTTTACAAGTTTACAATCTGCAAAGGTATGTGAATCTACTTCTGAATAATCATATTCAAATTCACAATCACAGTATGGGCACTTAGCTCGCCATACTGTGGGTCCGTTCAAAATCTTTTTCATTTTCTTAGTTTTATGTTATTATACCGTAATATTTTATACAATACACCAACTGAGATACCAAATTCTTCTAGTATATCCTTTCTTGGTATACCTTCTATGTACCTAGAAATTAATAATTCTACATTTACCTTACGTTCTCGTTCTTTGCCAACAAAATAGAACCTTTTATCTTCTATACATTGACCCATGTTCATCTTAGCAGTTCCCCAATATAGATTACTTACTCTATTATTTTCAGGGTCATTATCTTTATGGCATACTTGAGGATAATGGTTTGGGTTAGGTATATAAGTGGAAGCCACTAACCTATGTCTATAGAAATTCTTCCGTTTACCATCATCTCCTACTAAAGAGTTAGATAAATAACCATTATCTTTCATAGCAGGTTTTACCAATCTCCAATTACCAGTAAATTTCGAATATAACTTCCCAGTACGGGATATGTAGTAATTACTAAATCCTGGTATATTACCCTTTTCTCGATTCTTCATATTCTCGTTGATATTTATGGATTTCCTTTTTATATAGTTCCATAAATACCTCGGGGGAAGCTGCACTAAAATTACCAATCTTATGGGTTTTAAACTTATGATATTCTTCCATGTACTCTTCTACTGAAAAGTCTGGTTTTAACATTCTAGTATAATCATAGCCTGGCATAAACGGTAATTCTTCTGCCATAGACCTACCTATTGTAAAATCCATTGATAGAGTTACATCATCAACTTGGAAACCAAAGTATTTCTTAGTACTTGGGTTACGTAGTATATTCCAAATTGTATATACTGTCCATGTATTTATATCCTTCGGTTTAGAATACATATATACAGCATCATGAACTGTACAAGCTTCTTTCATCATGGGTAATTTACCTTGTCTCATTAACCAATAAACAAGGATAGCTCCAAAATTAGTCATATTTGCTGCGGCACCTTGACATGGGAAATTAAGTCCCAAACGGATGGCATAAGCAACTTCTTGTTTATCATTTGAGTATATTTGGGGTAATCTTCTCTTAGTACCAAATAACTGGGTATAATATCCATGCTTACGAAGGAATTTCTCTTGTTTCTCTTTGAACTTAAGTATCTTTGGGTGTTTCTTAAAGAACTCATCCATCTCCTTACGAGCTTCTTCTTTAGTAACTATAATACCAGCTTTTGGGTCTGATAATTTTACTGCTAGCAAAGCATCTCCAATTCCATAGATAAGCCCAAATGCAATTTGCTTAGCTTGTTTTCTTCTAGTCTTCCAAAGCTTATGGTCAGGGTGACTTTCGTCTTCGTATATTTTACTGGCTTCCTCAATTGGAACCCCATATTTTGCTGCTGCTATACCAAGGTGAGGGTCTACGCCCTTTGCAAATGCTTCCAGATAAGTTTCATCACCTGATAAATGAGCCATCATTCTTAACTCTGCCTGTGAGTAGTCGAATGCCATATATAGATAACCTGGAGGAGCTACCAATTGTTTCTTAATATTTGGGTCTACTGTTGTCTTTGGGATCTGCTGCATATTTGGGTCTGCAGAACTAAACCTATTAGAGTCAGTACCATGTATGTTATATCTACCATGTAATCGAGAATCATCTTGTACCTTTTCCCACCACCCATAAATATAAGTCTTATACATTTTCTCTAACCCTCTTAGTTCGAGAAGTTTATCCAAGAATATTGCCTTTGGTGAATCGGGTTTTTTAACTGTTAACCTTAAGTTAGTTAGGGTTTCTTCATCTGTACTTGGTTTACCAGAATCATTATCTTTAATTACATCGAAATGGAATCCATCCTCTGAATACATTAGCTTAGGCAAATCAACTGGGCTACCAAGGTTAATGGGTCTTATTAATTCCTGTTCCTTTTTAGTTGTGAATATACCTGCCTTGATATTCGATATTTTCTGTTCCCTTAATGCAATCTTTCGTTTGTCTTTTGGGTCATTATAATCTAATTCCTCAAGTTCAGCTTCGATAGATTGAATATACTTATCAATCTTTTCTTGGTTGTACTTCTTTTCGAATTTCTTTACTCTTGGCAAGTCATATATTGCTTGTCTAGCAGCATCTATTTTTGGTTTATATTCTTCCAGAAGCTTTTTATTGAACTCAGTATCTAGATATAATCCCTCTTTCTCTACTGAGGTGAGTACTCGTGAATTACACATAAATAAATTACGGAATACCGAATACATACCCAAATCAATCAACTTCTTTTCAAAGAATAACATTAACCTAAGAGTATAATCCGTATCTTGACAACCATAATGGCAAAGTGGGTCTAATTCCTTTTTATCCCATGGTATCTTATCAAAGGCATCTTGCTTTTCATAATTACCATACTCTGGTAAATACCTTCTTACCATTGACTTTAAGTCATGAGGTTTTTCCTCGTTGAGAACATATTTAGCAAGCATCCCATCTAAACATGTACCTCTGTAGAATATATGATACTTCTGGTTTACCTGGTCGTCAAATTTCCAGTTCCATGCAACCTTAGTTATCTCATAATTCTCAATTACTTCTTCCCCAAATTTCCTTAACATCTTTTTCCAATTCCAACCTGGTGAAGTATAAGCTTTTGTTTCGAAATGGTCTAAAGGGATGGAAGCACCAAACCCAGGCATCCAAGATACAGAGAGAATTGTAGGTTTAAAACTCTTATTATAAATAGGTTCGGCATTCGTTTCATAGTCACAGCAAGCATAACCCGTAGCTTTACAACAAGCAATAAGTTTCTTAAGCTCTTTCTTGTTCTTTATAATATGATACCGTGTTTCCATATTTTAAAATAGAAAAAGGGACATACCCACCTATAGTAGATACATCCCTCATTATTAATATTTCTCTTGTAAGTTTTCCAGATTAGATGCTAATGCTAACCAATCTTTCTTATAAGCATGAAGAGAATCAATGGTATGATACAAGTAGCCAGGTTTAACTCCAACCTCTTTAGCTACATATTCCATAAGTTTCCATGCAAGGTATACATCATTACCAAAATGAGTAACAAAATCTGAACTCCTTTGATGATAGCAAATATGTAATACCTTCTCTCCTTTACCATTCTGACGGATAAGGAAATCATAATACATAGAACATGGAATACGTTTACTTCCATCGAGAAATCTTAAATCCGTACCATGGAATATAGGGAGTACTGCCTTACGAGTATCATTATCCCTTTTAAGTAGTTCGATAACCGATTGCATGGCAAAATCACAATTAAATGATGTACTACCATACGATAACTGATTCCAAATACGTTCTGAATAGGTATAATCAAATCTACCATTCACCAAGAACTGTTCCCATAAATCTTTTCTCAGTTCCCAAGCTTCACCAGGATTTAATTCATACCAACCAATTCTTTCCTGAAACTCAGCATCTGCCCATTCTCTTGAATGAGAGAATACGAATAACCATACCGGGTCTCCCAATGAAGTTAAGCAATATTGTTGGCAAATGAGTTCTTTAGTAATAAAATCCTCATTACCTTTAATGACTTTATTTTGATAGGTCTTTGGTTTTACAAGTTGACCATAACTGTTGAGTTCTCTGCCCATTTCGGACATTAACTCAAAACTGTTAGAATATATCCTCATATTATATAAATATTTAACTGTATGACATTGTAGAATTAACCCAGGTCATATGCCAGTAGAGAAATACAAAATTATCGAAATCCTCTACCTCTTTCATTAACAAGGGTATATCTGGTTCTGCACCGTTCTTTTTAATCTCTAAAATTTGGTAATAGAATTTGTTTACTAATCCTATCCGCTTCTGATTTAAAAATTCCCTAGCTTCCATTGTTATTCTTTTGTTTTAAAAGTTTCTTCTTATAGGCTTTACGTTGAGAGTAAGAAATTACATTCTCGGGATATTCAATATCTTCGTATTCAAGAAGTAATTCTTTTGCTTTCATTGATTTATATGTTTCTTCATATAAATCTGGTCTGAGCACTTTAAAACTTCTAAAAAATACCTTGAATGAAGAGAATTCCTTCTCTGTACCCTTTTGGAATTTCTTCCATATTTCTTTTATTCTCTTATTCCAAGCATTCTCTTCTGCCCCCTTAAGTACCTTCTTCAATGGCTTATGGGTATGATACATTAGAAGTGTCTCCACATTTCCGTACATTTGAGTCGCGAATAGGTTGATTTGTACTGACTGATCCGGACCATATACGTACTCTGACATTCGTTGAATTAATAGGAAATCGAATATTAACCTCTTGGTAATCTCCGAAGCCCGAACTACCATTGTAATAACTGGGATGTCCTCCCCGAATCGTTTTGAAAAAGTCGCTGCTATTAGACATTGCTTTCCGTTATCATGATGATTGTTAAACATATAGGTTATATTGTAATTCTGATTGTACTTATTTCTCAGTACTCTCAGTTTACTACGCAACAAGTCAAGCTTATTAAAGTCTATGTAGTTATTCAATAAGCTAGTCCACTTAGTTTCTTTATAATTGAAACATCTCCCATAATCAAATTCTGGGTCTACCCAGGCATTGCGTATCTTTATGAATACGTTATACACTACTGCTACCCCACTATTGGCAATAGCCCCCTTTGCAAATAAAGCAGGCTCTAATCTTAGGAATCCCTCATTGAGTTTTTCCCATGCTTCTTGTGAGGTAGCAAATTCTAACGAATGGAGGGACTCCTCCGGATTAAGTTGAAGTCCCTCTAATTTATGGTTCCATCCTGACATGTTAATAATTAGTTTGTTGCCTCCATCTATTGAGACGTTGTTTTTTAAAGAATAAACCGAATAATCCGAGAGGAGTAAACCCATTCATCGCTAAGAATCCCATATAGAGATAGAAAGCTTTTACCAAGGATTCTTGAAAATCTATTTCCTTAGTCATCACTTGAGTTTGTTTCCATGGTCTACATTTAAGGAAATTTCTAGCTTTATTGAGTTCATAGATTACTTCCCATAGGTATAATTTCTCAGCTTCATGGGATAGTTCGTTCATCTGGTGAAAGCCTGGAGTATAGGAATTTATATGTTCCCACTTACCTTCGTCCTCATAGAAATCCTCTTTACGGATAATGTCGAATTTCAATAAGTTATGATAATCTGAATATTTGATTACCAGTTCTTTAACCCCAATAGCCATCACTTCAAATAAGTCTTTTGCTTTATTATAACTAAGTATATCTTCAGGAAGTATATTTGAATATGCTAGAAGAGTAAAGAAAAAGCCTAAAGCATCTGCTTGTTCTTCATTTGCATTAGCAAGAGAATTCAGTATGGATTGATATTCTTCTTCGTTGAGCATCTCCATATTCCATCCATTTTTACTGCAAAGGTCAAATACTTCATTGGTAGATTCAAAGCCTTCAGTTAGTTCTTCGATTACCCTACCAATAAAATCCTTAAGTATAACTTGGCTCTTCGGGTTATTTATATCTAAGGGATATTCTGGTAGTGATTCTATTTGCCTATACCCATTTAATTGTTCTAACCCTAAGGTATACATCTGTGGGAGTACCTCTGTTTCTTTTATATTGGGCACCTCTTCTCTTATGTTTCTTACATCCATGTTTATTTATTTTGAGATGAACCAAATCCCTTATCTCCTCTACTTCCCCACATTTGAGACTCAGTATAGAATTCCTCTTGTTGAATCTCTTCTGGCTCTGTGATGTAGATAGGAACATGTATGAACTGTACAAGCTTCTTGCCACATTCGATAACTTGAGCCTTATCAGAAGCATTATATACTCCGATATGTATCTCTCCTACATAGGGAGAATCTACTATCTCAGCTGTAAAGAGTAAACCTTGCTTAGTAGCTATACCGGACTTATTAGCAGCCATTAACATAGAGGCAGGTGGTTCAAGCAATCCCCTAATACCAGATGGGATAAGTATACGATGTCCAGGTTTTAAAGCTATATGCCTTACAAAGGCTTCACCAAAAGGAACATCTAAATTATAACCTTCTGAGTCGAATTCATTTTTAGAATGAATATGCTCTGGATATAAATCGGTTGGTACATAAAAATCTAACCCAGCATCATTTGGGTTTGCTCTGTTGGGAGATATTACCTCCCGTACTTTGATAAATCTAAATCTGTTCATAATATATTACATTTTTTTTAAAAGTTGTTCAAAGGTTAATCCTTGTTGAGGAGTTATTCCGAGTGAATGACAGAATCTTTCTACGTCGTATTCACCCTGCATAAACAAATCAGCAAGAACATCATCTTGCCGTACATAATAATTTGGGTTGTTAAGATATAACTTAAACATTGCCCATATCATTCTTAACTTACTGACCTTTCCCATTGCATTCTCTATAAAGTTCTCTAATACGTTTCTTAGGTACTTCGAATTTCTCAACTGTCTTTGAGATAATTTCTTTTCTGTCTTTCCCTTTCCGAATCAAGCCTCGGATGTATTTCTTGATACCAACAGTGTCTTCTAATACATCCAAATCTTTGTATTGATTCTTCTGTTCTAATTCTTTCCTTGTAATGTTCAAGTTCTGGGACATCTTGAACGCACATAGTTCTGAGTCTCCGCATAATTTACATTCTTTAGTGGATAAATCATACCCAATACCAAAGCATGGATCTCCGTTAGTACCCAATTGACTAACATCTATTGGTGTAAGTACATCATGTTTTGATAAATCAGGAAGTTGTTTCTTTTTCTTTGCCATTTCATTTTTCTTTATAAATGTATATGTTAGTAATATCATCTAGGGTTACATATGAATAACCAATGTTATTAATAAATAGTTCCCTGAGTTTAGATAATTCTAGGCAAGATTCTGGGTCAGTAGTATCTTGTTGTAATTTGATCTCTAATCCAGATCCCCAATATAAACTAAATGAATGGGTATAAACATCCGGGGTATATCTCCATTGTTTAATAGGGGTTACCCATGCCAAATCCCTGCAATTGAATACATGTTTGGGATTACTGGCAGGTGGGTTCATCCAATTTAATATTCGGTCTATCAGTTTCATTATATATTGTTATTTGGTTTCCTTAATAATATCCAGCAGTAGATACCTGATGCGGATATTTGTATTATTCTATATCCTTCCGATTGTAATTGTATTAATCGTTCATCAGTATCTTCCCTGATACATATAATTTTATCTTTATTCATAATGCCCGTATGCTTATTAGGATGTAATTATTTCCTCCTACGGAGAAAAGTAATTACTCATAGTACTTCTAGTTAACTCTGAATAAGGCTATGGTTAGGATGTTTCTTCCATAGTTTGTCTAATAAGATTACTTTCAATTCTTGTCTCTGATAATATTGCTTCCTATGTTTTCCATGCCTATCTAAATAATTACCAGGATAGTGAAGGTCATCAAGGTACACTTTCTTTTTCGATTTATCGGTTCTTACCAAACGACCAAGGAACTGAATAGATTTTTCTTGACTATCCATACTTGCTGCGTTAAGCAAATACCTTAGCTTAGGAAAGTTTTTGCCCCGAGCAATGATTGTAGTTGATACCAAGATATCAATTTTGCCGTCCCTAAAATCTTTCATTATTTGTTGTCTTAATTTAGATTTGGTATTAACATGCACATAGGCAATATTATAGGCATCGCCCAGTTTCTTTTTAAAGAATTTATATAGATTTTCACAATGTGCAATATGCTTGCAAACTACGAGAGCAGGATATCTGCCTTGATTAATATTCCATCGTAATCTGGAATATGTCATTAACCAAGCAGTATAACTGTTAGTAATCGAATCATCATATATCTCTTTATAAGATATACAATCGGATTCCCAATTCCCATACCAGGGTTTACCTGGTACCATCTTTACTACGGTTTTAGTTGAATAACCCTTCTTAATAGAATCCCTAAGTTTAAACTCGGCAAGTACCTTACCAAAGAAACATTCAAGATTCATATTCTTAACTTTATCTTTAGCAAGCTTACTCATATAGATGGTACCAGATAGTCCTATACGAATACGAGTATTGAATAACCGGGTGATTACATTCTGATATTGCCTACTGCCCCCTTGGTCAGCTTCATCTATAAGTACCATATCTATTTGAGATAACTCTTTTTGATAGAACCTCATATTACGAGAAATAGATTGAACCATACCTATTGTGAAGTTACTCCAGTTTAAAACTTTGCCTTGAATAAAAGTGATATCCTCTCCGGGTAGATATTGCTTAAATTCTTCTCTAGCTTGGTTTAACCAATCCGAGTCATTAGTTATTAACAAAGTCTTCAACTGCTTCTTATAGGATAAATACAAAGACGACATAATAAGAGTTTTACCTGCATTAACCGTGTAATCCAATACTCCGATATGAAAGGGTTTACCTCCAATCGTATTATTAATTACAGCCTTGACTGCTTTCTCCTGTTCTGGTCTTAATTTATATTTGCCTATCTTCGTAACAACTTTACTGACTTTAGGTAAAGGTTGACGCATATCTACAACTTTAGGTTTAATTCCCATCTCAATACACCTATCGTATACTTTAGGAAGCAAACCTATTTTAAATTGACCAGTCTTGGTGATGTAGTGAATCTTACCATCCCAATTCTGCATACCTCTTTGCCTTGTACGTAAGTAGAAAGCATTTGGATGACGAATGGCAAACTCTGCATAGAGTTTCTGTGCGAACCTAAGAGGTAAGTCCAGTTCGCACATATTCCCATTCTGTATGATTATCCTACTCATCTTCTGTTTCTATGTAAAATGAATTACCACAAGAACATTCGGCATATACTGATAAATCATTGTCTATAGCATTTACCACTTCCTCTTCGGATAATATATAACAGTTACCACAACAAGGACACCATGTATAGGAATTGCCCGAGATATAATTATCTCGGGATTCTTTATGTATAATTGCTACTTGACTCATATTACTTAATGATTACAGTTACTCCCTTAGTACCTTTATCTACTCCCAAAACTTCCTTAAGAAGTTTAATGTGATGTTCTTCATCGGCAATCAATTTCTCAAGGAAATAATTCACATCATCATAATCTGGGCGTTCATTGTATTGAGCAATTGCTTTTTGAATCTTTTTATAGTGTCCGATAGTTTCTATTTCGGAATCCCAAGCAATCTTCAAAGCCTGTTCCCAAGTAGGACCTATTTCAATTGTAGGATTAATGTTGATTACAGAGTAATCTTCATAGGGGTCTGCCAATTGTATGAAATCTGATATCTTATCAAAATGTCTCATTTCTACTAATCCAATACCCAACATCAATTCCGAAATCTCTTTAAATCTAGTTGACTGCTGAGTATACATAATGATTGCACTTAGTTCTGAGAATTTGGCGTTCTTCCAAATTACATAAAACATATTAACTATCTCATCAGGCCAAGGTTCAATATCCTTAAAATCCGGATAATCTACTGACTGGTCTGAATACTTGAGGACATCAATAAAAGCATTAGCTGCATCCTCCACTCTGTTTCCTAAAAATTGTAAGCCTTTCATATTACTCTTTGATTTTATCCCAAAGACTTCCCTCTACTATTGGTTCATCTTCGAGTAGTTGTTTATTCTTATTCTTATATAAATACTTATTGTATCTTTCAATTGCTTTATCAGTATACATCTGTGCAATGTCTGGTAAACCATTACACCATGCAAGAGATTCAAACTGAGCATCGATGAAGGTCTTATAATCCCAACCTTCTTCTTTTAAGAAGTCACCAACCTTTGCAAAGTGTACATACTTCTCTGGTTGATTTTCATAAGATTCATATATACCAGTTGCCTTAGCAATCTTACCTATAAAGTAATCATGTATCTCTTTGGTAAGTTTTAAATCTGAATTTTGTAACTCTATCTCAGCATCTACTTGATTAGTGATGTTTTCTTGCATAGATAATAACCTTTGCATAACATTACGATAATCAGTCATCCTTTTTAATCCAGTCTCTATATACTTGATAAATCCTTCCCGAGTATCAAATTTAAAATCTTCACAGAAGGTATTACATATCTCTGCAAGCTTTTTACAATTTGCCCATTCTCGAGAATTACTTTCATTTATTTTCCGAACTCCCCGATGCTTTAACTTTATACGAGTTGCATATAAAATATCAGCAACGAGGGCAGCATCTCCCTTAGATGCTAGTAATATGTTATTAACTCGCTTAGTATTCTTATTGTTAGAAACTAAGACTGCTCTATGATTTATTGCCTCCTTTCGAGCAATAACAAAAAAAGCCTCAACTGGGAAATTGTCTACCTCTAAGGTATTTAATATTTCCTCAAATTGAGACTTAGTTATATGGATAGATGG